ACCGTTGGTAAAATCACAAAAGTGAAGTTTTATTTTTACTGCATTATTTTTCTATGCTATACTTTACTTTCCTCACTTATGACATATTAGGAGGCTGAAGGAAATGGAGTTTGTAGCAATCTATATGAGGCTGTCACGTGATTCTACACAAAATGGAATTGAAGAATCCTTAGAAAATCATCGCTTAGCTTTAACAAGGATATGTAAAACAAATGGGTGGAAACATGACATATACGAAGAAATAGCTTCAGGGGTATCTCCAGAACGTGAACAGTTAAACCTGCTTTTGAGCAGACTTAATGACTATACAGCAATTTTAACTATGGACGTTGACAGAATTGGTCGTGATCCTGAGCATAATGAGAAAGTCTTGAAAATGCTTATACTTAACGGAATAAAAATTATAACGCCTAGTGGTGAATACGATTTTGCAAATGAAAATTCACAGATGTTATATAGAATGCAATCTATGTTAAGTTCGTTTGAATATTCTGCTATACGTAAGAGACTTGGTCGTGGGAAGTTTTTAGAAGCAAGTAAAGGCAATTGGGTGATGAATAATATCCCATTGGGTTATTTGAAAAATCCTGAGACCAAACGTTTAGAGATAGATGAAAATGAATCAAAAATTATTCGTTATATTTTTGAAAAAACAATTGAAGGTTACTCAGTTAATAAAATATCTCAAGACCTGGATGCTTTTGGTTGGCGTTCAAAAAAAGGGAAGGTTTTGTCAACCGCTCATATCAGTCAGATGAGACGTAATCCATTATACTATGGAGTTGTCAGATATGAGAGGAAGAACGAGTTAGGAAGGGTTCTTGAAGACTGTTGGGTCGAGGATGCTCATCCTGGCATAGTCACAAAAGAAGAATTCCTAAGGTGTCAAGAACTTATTAAAAATAATAACAACAAGAAATTTAAGACTCATGGAAAGGTTAAGCATATTTTACAAGGGCTAATTTACTGTGCCAAATGTGGACGGAAGCGTTATATTTGTGTTGATCGAAATGGTACTCCTTACATAAAAGCAGATGGAGCGAAAATAGAGAATGTAAGATGTTCAGATGCAGGAATGGCTTTGAAGCCAGTTACAGATGCAGTTATTGAAGATTTTAAAAAGCTAAAACCTAAAATGGAAAAAGAAATAATAAATTTCAAAAAGAGAGACACAATAAAGTTAGAGAAAGAGATTAGTAATAAGTTAATAGAAACAGAGGCTAATAAAGATAAGTTGAATAAAAAGAAAAAGAACTTGGTTGAAATGCGTATGAATGGAGAAATTACTAAAGACGAATTTTTACAGTTCAAAGATGGTTTGGAAGAACAAATTCGCTATACAGATGATATGATTCAACTACTTCAAATGAGACTAAATAACCTAGGTAACACTGAAGATGAAGTGAAAAAGTTGGAGGAGGTTATATGGACTATAGATAACCTTGATAATTTATCTGTAGAAAAAATTAATTCATACTTACGGAGCATTATTAAAAAAGTACTGTTTTCTCGCAATATAGAGAGCAATACCAATACTACCAAAAGAGACAATGTGGCGCCAACAGTTGATATTGATTGGATTGAAGACATACCGATACGTTAGTTTAGAGCGTATTAGATTTGTTTATATTGAACATAGATTAAAAGATAATAGTTTTTCTATTATCTTTTTTTATTTCGTCATATTGAGCCCTATGTTTACGAACGTTAGTTCGCATAATATAATAAATAAAAGAGATGGTGAGCGACCAACTCATGTACCATCTCTTAATTCAATACACAGAAGAGAGACCTCTGTTACTGAATTTTAGCATGTCTTCTTTTGCTGTGTCAAAGGGAGAGAAGACGATGACAATTAGGTATTATACGGAACAACAAATCGATAATTTAATTTATGTTCAAACACCGAAAGTACTTCTTTATGGATCTGAATACAAAGATATGATGCCACAAGCAAAGCTGCTATATATCGCTTTGTTGGACAAGTTAAAGTTGAGTATGATGAAAGGGTGGAATGATACAGAAGGCAAGTATTACGTAATAATGTCGATTGAGTATGGGGCAGAAATGTTAGGCTTCTCTCATTCAACACTTAGGAGATGTAAAGCAGAATTAAAGAAACATAATCTAATAGAAGAAAAACGAGTAGGACTTAATCAGCCTAATAGAATTTATGTTGGACGTCTTTTGTTTACAGAAGATGATTTGTATGAAATAGATGATTCTCGGAGTGTTCAATCTGAGCAGTCAGGAATGTTGGATACGAGAACTCAAGACTCTCGGAATGTTCAATATGAACACTCTGAAGTGTCCAACGTGAGCACTCATGAATGTCAACTACGAGCAACATATAATAATAAGAGTAATAATAACAAGATAAATAATAATGAGAATATAAATATTGTTAACAATAGCGCTGGCGCTCAAGTTAACAATTCAATTCCAAATATGAATAAAATATCTCTTTTTAAACAGGTGGTACAGAGTGCGGTACATAAATATCAATCTGAGTTCAGCGCTGGAAGATGGGATAAGAAAACGTATTTGGATATTGTGAATAAGTTTATGTATGAAGCAATTGAACGAGGGGCGCATTTAGAAGTTAATTGCGTTGATTCATATGTTTATGGATTCTTAAAGAAAACAGCTCATCATCATGATGTGAAGTATGGTAAAAAGAAATTTGAAGGTAAGAGTGATACAGTACTCATGTATAACTGGCTTGAAGAGGGGAATGAAGAGTTACCGTATTAGTCATTAATCAGAATAGTTCTCAGAAGCTCCAAAACTAATTCTAAGACATATGAATATTTAAATTGATATTCTCTATTAACTTTTTATTCTTTGTAACAGAATGAATTCTGTAGATTATTGATTTGGCTGAAGTCAGGTCTTTTTGTTTGTTCACAAATTAGACACAAATCCCACTTTAAAAAACATACGTTCTGGATATAAGAGTAGTGTAAACAAAAACACTACTGGAGGTTTTACAAATGAAAATTTTAATGAAAAGTTATGAATACAGATTTTATCCAGCTGGACATGTCTATAAAATAGAGATCAACTCGTTAGCTGAGTTGCAGAGAGTATTTTCTTCTTTCTGTAGCGATGATTGGAAACGGGCTGGAGAAGCTTGTTTTAAAACAGAAGATGATGATAAGTGGCTTGAATACGAAGAGTTTGTATTAAAATATTTCAAATATCAATTAAGGCTACCGGAAATACCATATGATGAAATGGAACTTATTGGTTTTGAGGATGAGGATGGAAATCTCAAAAGTGATGAAGAATTGAGGGAAGAAAGAGAAGAAAAAGAAGGGGAATTAGAAGAAAATGTATTAAGCGACGAAGAGTGGTTAGCAAATTTGATTTCATATAAAGAGGAACTTGATAAGAAGATTAAAGAATTAAAAGAAGAGCTAGGACATAAAGAGCAGGAGTCTCGAAAAGAAATTACTGCTGACACTATTGTATTTTGATTTTCGTTTTAATAATTGGTTTTATTAATTCTAAAATTATCATTGGAGCAATTATAATATTTAAATATCAGTAACAAAGCAAAAGTCCCTTTTTAAAAGGGACTTTTCATATTACAACTAATTATTTAGATTCTATTGCTTGGCTATTAATCTTCTTATTTGTTTGCTTACCAAACGCTAAATAATCATAAATTCTAAATAAACGTCTTAAGTTGGCACCTAATTGGCCTTTTTCATCTACCATATCAATATGTAAAATTAAGATTTGTCTCAGCGCTTCTAAATTAATTTTTTTGGGGCCTAGAACTGCTATGTAATATAACTTTTCCTCTAAAGTCTTATAACCTTCATAAACTTGTTCTACGCTATTGAATTGCCAGTCGAAAGCAAATTCACCCATTACTTTTTTCTGGGCGGAATTTAAAAAGTCTCTATATTTTAAATTCCGTTTCTTTTTAATTTTATAATCGAGGTCTTCATAATCACCTAATGTTGAAAATTTAACAAATCTGTTCACAGGTAATATGTGATCTGATTTTAGCTTTTCTGGAAGTGTATCTTTTAAAAGTTCATCATAATCATAAGCAAATTTGTCTTCGTCAGCGACTATTTCACTTAACAAATCTTTTCTTGAATAAGTTTTGTATCCCTTCGAAGAATGTCGCAATTCACTTGGTTTAGCAAAGTCCTTTTCATCAATAAAGCCATGAACCTGTTGTGCGAAATGATCTATTCCAAAACCAACAACAAACTCAACATCATTATTATTACCATAATCACCACCATCAAACTCAACAACTTGTATTTTACCTTTAGGATCATTATGCTTTATTAACTCGTACATTTCTGACTTCATCTGTCTTAATCTTCTCGTACTAAATTTTCGTTTTATTCTTCCTAATGGTTTATAAACTTTTTCGAAATGATCTGTTTTGATTCTAGTAATTGGTAGTGTTATTCCGTTTACCGTCACGCTTGATTCGTGAAAGCTTTCCGTTTCTCCACCTGCTCGTCCAACGAAAATCAAACGATCTTTAAGCTTATCGATGTTAGTTCCATCTAAGCAAGAGGTTATAGATTCCAAAATTTTTGTAATATTTTCATCAGATAAAGAATATCCAATGAATATTACTGGATGTTCAATAAAGATTGTTAATAATTTGGCAGCTAAATAGGCGTTTCTGGCGTTGAATTCTTCATAATCTTTTTCCGTTAAAACAAGTGAGTCTGGATCTGTACTACAACCATGTATTTTATAAATTTCATTGACTTCTAGATTATTGGAAAACAATAACTCTTTTTGACCTATATAAGTCTTCATTTCTTCTTCATGAAAAATATCTTCAATTAATGTATCCCAATTTGTTGTGATGATTCCATCAATTACTACTTCTTTTAATGCGTTTAATTCGTTATCATTCTTTGGGTCTATTCCGTATTGGTATTTTTGGCTGTTTAAATACTTGGATATTTCGATTTTTAAGGGACTATATTTGTTAGTCGCGAGCTCCTCGTATTCATTTCTACTTTCAGTATAAAGTTCATTGCTCCACCATATTTCATGGAAATCTTCTGCAAGCATCTGTGCGGCTACATCCCATTTGCTATTTGCTGTGGATCTGTAATATGCAAAGCCCTTTGGCACCAATTCACAAAATTTACGAATTAATCCTTCCCAGTCTTCTGTATTCAAATATCTTTTTGAAAATCCCGAACCAATAAATAGAAATGGGGCGGTTGTAAACTTTTTCAAGTGATTTGATAATTGTTCTTCAATGTTCAATCTTGACACCTCTGATTCTACTATTTTCTATATTTATAATAACATCATTGTTGCTAATAATCTCCAGTTTGAAATTGAATGAGAAGAAAATTTTGCTACTGTAACACTTTTTTGTGAAAATAGCATAAAATTCTCATTTTATGTACTTATCTAATGTTCTAAAAAAGTTACCTTGCTATTTTAAATAAGAAATATAACCTTTTTGGAACAAATTCTAGTGGGAAATAAATTTTAAAAATTGCTCCGATTGATTTACGTATTTCAAATTGCATATATAAAAATAAAGTGAGAGAAATAAGTTAATCGGAGGAATTTATTATGGAGCAATATATGAACGACCACTCATTTTATTACGAAAGATATTTAATTAAGAATTATAATAGTAGAGTCGTATTAGCGATGATAAAACTAATGAACGGAAATAGAAAGAGTTCATTTACAATTTCTCAATTATCAAAGATTAGTGGAGAAAGTAAACATGTTACAAAGACCACAGTCTATAAGATGCTTGATGAGTATATGATAAACAAATTAAGAATTGATTTCATTCCAGCCGAATACTCAGCAAATGAAATGTTTATTGTTCAATTCCCTTTAAAAATGGAGGATTTTTCTTACTTATATGAATTTGAAATTGATGAGCTTCTTGATTTAAATAATGCTGAAATTAAAATATTCTTATCATTGTTTGGCTTAATGAAAAATTCGAACGATTACAAGGTGAAGAGAATCAAACATATCAGTATTGGCCGAGATACAATTGCTCGTTTAAGCGGAGTGAAAAATCTTAATACTTTATCTGAAGCAATCGAATCTTTAGAAGAAAAAGAATGGCTAAAAATTATTGATAAAGGAAATAATCTCAAGGTAAGAAATTCTAAATATGAGCTTTTGAAAGATTATAAAATTCGTTGAGAACTGATTATTCAGTTCTTTTTTTTGACTAAAATAGGTTCGTTTTTGCCTAAAAATAATCCATGTATCAAACTTGCTCCATTTGATTAAATCTGTAAGAATCACGTATCAATGCTATTCCATTCGATTAAATTTGATACGCTAAATAATTAAATATATATATAAATAAAATATATCTTTATGAAATAAAAAAACTTCGTTGCACTACGTTTCTTTTATTTCATATGGATGACTTAATTAACTAACGATTATTCAGTTTGAAATTTCTCCAAAAAGTTTTCAAATCTCATTTACGGATTAAATAGGACAGATAAAATAATAAAAATAATTTATTGGAGGAAACTAAAATGGATAGTTTTAAATTGAAACGACAAGTAGAAAAATATCAGAAAGAAGCTTGGGAACTTGCGGAAAAATGTGATACTAATTTAATGAACTTAAAAGATAGAATTTATGAGTCTGGCTTAGTGGTAGAAGAAAATAAATGTCTTATGAAGCTCGCTCAAGATAAGACAGACGAAGCAATGAGTGAATATCTAGCTATCTTAAAAGCGATGAAAGTTTTTTATCAAAGAACGATGAATAAACAGCTCTCTGCGTAATAAGATGCAAAAAATATTTTCACACTTGTGAAAAAAACTGTCTTAAAAGCTCTACTTGTATATATATAAATTAGAGAGATGTTTCATTGAGCATCCTCTCCTTTTCTAGTTGTTTTTTGTTTTTTATTTTCTTTCCTCTGCGTTTTCGCAGTATGTGGTTAGTAGTTTAACTACCATAATAATTTCAGAGATCCATTAAGTTTTTATAGTTCCTTAAATCGAATTATAAAAGCTCTTTGGATCTCACTCCTATAAAATTATTAAATAAAGTATTTGAAGTATGACTTTGAAGATTTTATTTAGTAATTTTAATCATTAAATTAAGCAGTTCAAAGAACTGCAATATAGGAGATGCTTATTTTAAGAGTATCGCTCCTAATTATATATAAAGAAGTAGCAATCTAGAGTACGCGATGACAGTTTTAAACTCGAGCGACCCAGAGGCTTTTTAGGCGATTGGTATAAGTATTTGGCAAAAGCATTTAACAAAACTAGTTGATTGAACTTATTTATGAGCAGAGGGGTCTAGTCCACCCCTCAAACTAAGGCGATACTTCGGTATCGTCTTTTTTATTTTTGCGATTTTTTAATTTTTCACAAGTGTGAAACTTTTTATAGAACAACTTCAAAGAAAGGAAGATACGATGGCATTTCCATTTAGTTTTAGTAGAAACAAAGATTACTCAAAAGGTTCTTCTTTTTCTACAGCAATTTATACTGGTAGACCAGCAATGATTATTAGTGAGGAAGAGGCGCTAAGAATTCCATCTGTTAAAGCAGCAGTAGAATTAATTAGTAATTCAATTTCAACGTTACCAATCTACTTGTACGTAGAAAATGAAGATGATAGCAGTATTGAGAAAGTAAAAGATTCAAGGGTCGCCCGTCTTAATCACAGCAGTAATAAATTCGAAACAGCTCAATCAATTAAAAAGAAAGCCGTTATTGATTATTTATTGTATGGCAAAGCTTATCTTTGTAAGAAAAATGGTGAACTTCATCATTTAAGAGCGAGTGGTATGGAAGAGACTCCTTACACTGACGACGGTTACACATATGGTCGTAAAGAGTTTACTTACAACGGTGCGATTGAAGTTGAGCTAGACCCATCAGAAGTGATCGGTATTGATAGTGCGACAAACGGAATACTTGTTGATGGTGGAAAGATTCTTTCACAAGCTTCTCAGCAAATAGAATATTCTTCTTCTCTACTTGCACATTCAGCTGTTCCAGCAGGTGTTTTAAAGTCGTCTTCGAGGTTAACTGAAAATGCAATTACTCGATTAAGAAAGAGCTGGGAGAGTCTATACCAAGGCGTTGCTCGCTCAGGACGAACAATCATTTTAGAAGAAGGTTTAGAATTCGAGCCTCTTTCAATGAAGCCTGACGAAATGCAACTTACAGATAGTCATAAAATGATGATTTCAGAGATTGCAAGACTATTTAATATCCCTGAAAGTATGATAAACAGTTCAGCTAACAAATATAACAGCTTAGAACAAAATGGTGCTCAATATCTTCAAGGAACACTTTCTCCAATTATCACAGCGATTGAAAGTGCCTTAGATAAAGAGATGTTAACTGATACAGAACAACAACTCGGTTATTTCTTTAGATTTGATACATCTGAAATTCTTCGTACTACGGAATCAGAAAAGATTAAATCTGTTTCTGATGCTTTATCAAAAGGCTTAATCTCATTCAATGAGGCCAGAGCAAAAATTGATTTACCGAAAGCAGAAGAAGACTATTATACATTGTCACTTGGTAGCGTATTAAAAGATGCCAAAACAGGTGAGTTAACGATTCCTAATATGGGAGTTGTAGACAATCAGGTCAAAGGAGAAACAACTAATGAAGACAATTGAATTAAGAAGTAATAAAGTAGCCCTCGCTTCAAACAGCGAGGGTTTAATTGTGTCTGGCTATGTTAATAAGCCTGGGAATTTAAGTGAAGTTCTTGGAACTACTAAAAAGTTTCGAGAAAAAATTGCTCCTGGTGCATTTAAACGAGCCATTGAAAGTCGAAATCGAGAGATTGATTTTTTAGCAGAACATGATTCAAAGCAAGTTCTTTCTTCCACAAAAAACGATTCGTTAATTCTTCGTGAAGATACAGATGGGTTATATATGGAAGCTCAAATCAGTCCCACAAGTTATGGAAAAGACTACTATCAATTAATTTCTGATGGTCTTGTTCGTAACATGTCATTTGGATTTACTTCCTTGAAAGATTCTTGGAATCAGGTGGGCGGGGTTATGATTCGAACTATTGAAGAGTTGGAATTATTCGAAGTCTCAGCTGTGCGTAATCCTGCATATTCTCAAAGCTCACTAGCAGCAAGAGATATTAATTTAATTGAAGAAATTAACGTTCCTGAGATGGAGCAACTAAAAAATGAAAGAGGTAATCATACAATGATGAAAATGGAAAAACGCTCAAACGATACTAAGGCATTTGAACAATACTTACGAGAAGGTTCTGAATCTCGTTCTTTAACAACAACAGGGGACGGTAAAGCACTTATTCCTGAAAACGTTTCTGGAACAATTGTTAAGAAGATGGAAGAAGTTTCACCAGCTTTCGCTCAAGCTCGTAAAATTACTTCTGTTGCCGGTTCTTTAAAAGTACCTCGTGAAGCTGATGGCATTACTGGTGGCTTTTGGGAAGAAGGAGAATCAATTCTAGAAGAAATGTTGAAATTCGAAGAAGTTAAATTAGAACAAAAACGACTTGGTGCAGGTATGTCAGTAAGTCAGCAACTAGTAAATGATGCTGGTGTTGATATTGTTGCTTACTCTCAAGATTTACTTTCTCGTCGTCTCGCTAAAACTGCTGAGCATGCAATCTTTGTGGGAGATGGAAAGAAAGAATTTAAAGGAATCTTAAGCGAAACTGATATTGCGACAGTTGAAGCAGAAAATGTGGAGAAAATGACTCCTCTTCTTGAGTTATACACTTCAATTCATCCTGACTTTATTTCAAAATCAGCGTTCTATATGAATCGAAATCTATTTAATGCTATTGCGAAGATTGAAGACGGAAATGGTCATCCGTACATTCAAAACGGAGTAATTAACGGTGCTATTACTTATACGTTATTTGGTGCTCCAGTATACGTAACTCAAGCATTACCAGAAACGACTCCTGCGGTATTCGGTGACATTTCAGAAGCTTATACGATTCTTGTAAAGAAAGATATGTCAATTCAAAATGTAATTGATACTGCTAATGCTTTACGTGGTAGTCGTTTATTAGTTGCAGATGCTTACATGGACGGTGCTGTAACAAATCCACAAGCAATCGCTCGATTAAATGTAACTTCAACTAAGTAATTATGTGAAATATTTCGCAAATGAAGAGGGTCGTAAATTCGGCTCTCTTTTTTTATTTGATAAAAAGTAAAGAGGGAATTGAACATGACTAAAAAGATTTCAGGTATGAAAGTAAAGCTATATATTGAAGAAGCATCGACAGGTAAAGTTCTTGCGGGGCAGAGAAATGCTTCGTTAAGTCGTAGTGCCGAAAGTATCGATGCAACGTCAAAAGATACAGAAGGAAACTGGAAAGAATCCTTACAAGGATTTAAAGAATTCTCTATTGATGCAGATGGAGCATTCGTTGAATCAGATGTAGCATATGCAATCTTAGAAACAGCATTCTTAAACTCAGAGAATGTAAATGTATATTTAGAATTTCCATCAGGTGCTAAATATCGTGGAAACTGTACGATTACAGATTTCAGCTTAGATATGCCATATGATGATTTAGTTACTTACAGTATTAGCTTACAAGGTAATGGAGCTTTAAAGGTTACTAGTAAATAACTGTATGAAGACTGAGAGCGCCTACTCTTAGTCTTTCTTCTATTTTATAAAAGATGGAGAGAGGTTGTAAGCTGATGATTAAAGTAACAGATATTGATTTAACATTCACAAAGAATTATTTAAGAGTAGAGCATACAGATGATGATCAGTTAATAGAGCTTATTATAGTGGCAGCTAAGAGCTTCATTCAATCGTATTTGAATAAGAAGTTCAATGAGTTTGAAGAACTACCTGATGAACTGACAGTACCTTGTTTAGCATTAGCTTCACACTGGTATGAAAGACGTGAAGTACAAACGGATAAGAGTGCTAATGAATTGCTGTATACATTCGCAGGAATATTGGATATGCATCGTATATTTATTGGTGGTGAATTACTGTAATGAGCGGATAAGAAGGGAGTAATAAGATGAAAGAGAAACTACAATGCTTACAGCTAATTAGAGAGGGATTAGATGAGAATACATTTCGATTTGTGGTAGCTGAAGTAATCGTTAAACATTATACAAAAGAGATGGCAAAAAGAAAGAACAACTTCTACATTCGAGATGTTCATTGTAGAACGAATCTAATGCTGAGATCAATGGGATTAGATGAGGTTAGTTATAGATTTGTTCATAAGAATAGTTATGTTTTATTTTAATTCATTTAAACTAAACTTTTTATTTAAGGTTTTATTGAGAGTGAATGATGTTGAATGTATCGCCTACCTTTTCAGAAAAAAACATAAATATACGTATAATAACTGGGGAGGTGTCGTTTACACATATTGAAATTTTTTATAAAAACTATTTTTATGTAAAAAAATGTAAAAGAGGTATTGAGATATGCAGGCACCAGAATATTTTAACGAAACAGCCAAAATTTCTTTTGAATTTATTGTTGAGGAATTACAGAAGATAGATAAACTGAATCCAACTGACCAGCCCGTGATTGAAGCGCTCGCTTTTAATCTTTGGACATTACAAAAATGCCAAAAGACTTTGATGGAAGAAGGATTTATTCTTGATGGTTTACATGGTAAGAAGGAACATCCAGCAGTCTCAATTTCTATGAAAGCTCAGGCGAAAGTATTAGAAAGTTTCAAGGTTCTTGGATTAGATGCATCAATGCGTTTGAAGATTGATAAGAATGAAGATAATGTGGGCCCATCTGAATTCCTGCAAAACTTAATCGGAGGAAAACATAAATGATCTTAGAAGAAATTTTAACTGAAGAAAATTTACAGATTCATAATTGGCAAGTTAGACCTAACATTGAATTGTTCAAAAAAATTATAGAAGAAAAGGAAGTTATTGATCCTTTGATTTGGGTTTTAAAAATTGAAGAACAAGTTCAAGTAGAGTATGAGAAATATATTGAGGCTATGGAAGTACGACATAAAGAAAATGCTAAAGTTCTCAAGAAAATTCAACAAGCTAAACAGTTTTAAGAAGACCGTATCTTTAATGGGGATACGGTCTTCTTATTTTTTTGCCCTTTTCTCGAAACAAGGCTCATTATGAGTCAGTTTTATCAATCCTGTCGAAAAACGGGTTCTCAGATTTCTTTGTGAGACTCTTTGGAATACGGGTTAATATGATTAGGTTTAACCTTTGTGAAATTCAATATAGGGCTTTATAGGGCTTCTGATATGTTTCGGGTTAAAAAGTTATTTTTCACCTCAATAATCTACAGGAGGCCCCTTTTTATCTGTTGGATTGTAGTATTTATCGTATAAAATGTCCAACAGCTTCCATCTTTCTTCATTGCTTAAATCTTGGATAGCTTCCACTACATCTTCGGCAGTAAGTTCTATTTCATCAAAAGTTCTTCTTACTCTAATTCCTCCATTTTTCATATTAATCGCTCCTTATTCCACTCTGATGAGTTTTTCTAAATTATACCAATTTTTTAATGAGAATTCTAGATTCAAGGAAGTGAATTAGCATTTTGAATAAATTGATTATATTATTATAGTGGAAAATAAAACCTATATTTAGTAAAATTATCTATAAAGGGTATAAATCGGTGTAAGACGGAGGAAATAAATATGGCAAAGAAAATATTAATTTGGTTAGGATCAATCATAGGGTTAGTTGTTCTTACAATTGGCGTAACTCTTGGACTATTACATTTTGCAACCAATTCCGCAGACAAGAAAATAAGCAAAGAAAAAGATATGAGTGAATATAAAGAAGTTCCGAAGGAGGAAGAAGAAAAAGAATCAATCACCGCACCAATTGAAGGTGTTCTCATGAGTCTTCCTATTACTGAAAGTTCTAGTGAAGAAGAAGTTCTTACAGCAATGCACCATATGAGTCACCAAAAAGTAATTGCTCAAAAGAAATGGGGAGTTATCCCAATGTCTAGAAAGAATGCAGAGAAAGTACGAGACATCTTAAATAACAGTAACTTTGAAAAGAAAGCGGAGCTTTTAGAAATTGCTGAAAGATGGGTTAAAGGAGACTACAGCCAAATCCAATTTGATCATAACTACTTCTGGTCTACTGAGGGTGGTACTGTTGGTAGAGCTACCGGAGTTTTAGATTTAGCATCCGAGAAAGAATTCGTTTCAAATAACTTTGGTGAAGAAATCTTATCGCAATTAATTAAACAAGGCGACATTATTAAATAAGCTAAACAATAAAGACTACGAAGAAGCTTCCCTTATGGGAGGCTTTTTTTTTATGTTCTTTTCAGTTTTTGATTTACATTTTTCATTCTCAGGATAGAAAAACGTTAGGGACAAAGAACACAGACAAAGAGCCCTGCATATTATATCGTCGAGGTGAGAGGCCACATGAAAATTAATGTCAGACATATTAATAAGCCAAATTTAAAACTTATTGCAGAGAATTTAATTAAATTGTCTGAAGAGATTGATATAGAATCCTTGAAAAAATCAAATAATAATTGTACAAATAAAACATCTTCAAAATAACTCATACATATTCCATTGTATGGGTTATTTTTTTTATTTGAATTTGTAAATTGAGAAAAAACATACTTAAATAGGTATTTTGTGAATGTAGTAAAAATAAAATTTCACAAATATGAAAGTTTTA